CCGTTGGGGTCGCTGTAGGTGGCCGTGCCGTCTTGGTTGCGCGTGATCGTCCCGGATGCCCAATTCAGGCTGGTTCCAGGCGCCACGGTCTGCCAATACTGGTCCCATGCCTGTTGCATGTCGGGCGGGATTGGCTTGATCAACTCCATGGTTGCCATGTGGGGGTGTCCTCAGAAGCGGAGGGTGAAAGAAAGCTGCGCCACGGCTGGAGTCACGCCGCGAACAGGCGGGATCACGGTCAAATGTGCTTCAGCGAACGGACGCGGGAGCGGGTAGGAAAGGACTGCAGCGGCCATTGGCAGAGTGCGGCCGGAGTTGTACGAGTAGCCATTGACCAGCCCCACCATCGCACCGGCCCGCAAGTCGCCCAGCTTGAACGGTTGCCAGCCGCCAAAAGCATATTGCGACACCTTGCGCTCAACGGCCTTTTCGGAGTTGGCATAGGCACCAGCTCCGGCGATCACTGAATCAGCTCGGCAGAAAAGGCCAAGTCCCGGAACCGCGGTATTGAAGCCGCCTTGACTGTGCAAAGCGATGGCCAGGATGTGGGGCAGGCAGTCCATGGCTTACAGCCCCAGCCGCTCGATGGCGGCCTGGATCACTGCAGCATTGATGAAGCGGTCCAGCTGGTCAGGCCGGAAGCTGTAGCGGTCGCCAGCTTCGCGCACGGTTTCGGTCCAGGCCTCGCTGGCCTCCACGGCCGGCTGGGCGGGCACAGCGGGCTGCACCTCCACCAGCATGGGGCGCTGGGCCGGGCGGTCTTGGCCATTCACGCGGATGACCACATCCACCATCTGCTCCTGGTACACCGCAGGCTGCTCTGGCACGGCGGCGCTGGCCTCTACAGCCGGGTGGTGCACCACCTCGGCGGCCCAGGCGTCGTGACAAATGAAGGCATAGCGTGCCGGGTCCAGGCCGTGGGCGGCCATGATGCCGATCACAGCCTGCACGGTGTAGCCCACATGCAGGCGGGCGCGGTCAGCGCCTTTTTCTGCCACGGCATCCAGAAACTGAAAGACGCCAGGCCCCAGCTTGGCAATTTCAAGCCCGGCTGCCAGCTCGGCAGGCGTCAACGGGCGCAGCAGTGTTTTGAGTCGCGCGTCCGATGTGTTGATGCTGCCGGTTGCGCCGTAATAGGTGGCAAACCGATCAAAAGCCGAGCCAACGTTTTTCGAGTTGTCGGAAATAGGCAGAAGATGACCGCCAAAAACCATATCAGCCGTGCCAGTTGGCACCCTGCAAATGTGCGCAGATGCGCCGGGGTCGAGCATCAAAAAACTGTATGTCGCGCCAGCATATGCTTGCACCACAAAGCCGCTGCTGGCGCTCATGCCAATGGACCCGGCTGTGTTGGTGTATCCAGCACCGCTAAAAATGATTGCGCCGCTGATGGTCTGCGATCCCGTCAGCGCCAGCGTTCCGCCTGAAGGCGTGATGGCATTCAAACTCGCATTCACCACACTGCTTGCAAGCGTGGTGCCGCTCAGACCAGTATTAGCCGGTAGCCCGGTGCAATTGGTCAGCGAGCCGCTAGCAGGAGTGCCCAGCGCGGGCGTGGTCAGAGCCGCCCCAGTAATGGTGATGGTGCCGCCAGAAGCGGGTTCGATGGTGTTGGTTTTGACGGTGCTCATGGATGGACCTCAGAGAAAAACAAGGGTTGCGCCAGATTCGACCGTCAGAGTGACGCCCGATCCAACGGTGACAGGCCCCACCATGGAGGCGTTGTAGGACGCCGGGATGGTGGTATCGACGGACAGCGCGGCCGCGTTCATGCTGGCGCGCTGCGTGGTGGTAGTGAAGACGCCCGTGCTGGGGGTGCTGTTGCCCACCGGCATAGCGTTGATGGCCGCCAGAGTCCCGCCCAGGGATACCGACGTTGCCCCGAACGTCATGGCGCTGTTGGACAAGCTGGCGTTGGCGATGTTGGTCAGCGTGTTGTCTGGTCCGTTGATCGTCTTGTTCGTCAGCGTCTCTGTTCCCGCCCGGGTGGCCAGCGTGCCGGAAGTCGGGAACGTCACGCCCGTGACGCCGGTAAATGTCAGGGTGACTGCATAAGCACCCACCGTCGTGAAGGCCCCCGCAAAGGTGATGCTCTTGGCTTCCAATGCGGTGGCTCCGGCGTTTACGCCAATCAATTTGTCGCCGTTGCCGCTCAAGGTTGGCAGCAGCTCAAAGCCGGCCTGGATCAGCGCCAGTTCTGCGCGGATATTGGCCGACGCCCCATGAGAGCCTGTGGCCGGCGTGCCTGTGGTGTTGTAGTACGGGTTGGTCATCGCAATCCTCTGCGAATCGAGTAGTGGAAAATGATGCTGTTCACAGAGAACGGCGCGTAGTCCGTGCTGCTGCTGGAAAGCGTGATTTGCACGTTTTCACCCGTGCCAGACATTTCGCATTCCGTTGGCAGCGTGGTGCGGCCATCCCAGACAAAGGCATCCCAGGTGAACGAATCCCAATAGGTGGACACAAAGGGAGCCGAGTAATTCAACGGCGTTGGTTGCACAACTTCAAGGGAGCCATAGGCCAATGAGTACCCAAAGTTGATGCTGGCGTAGCTTGGACCCGAAAGCTCCACAGACGCCTTGCGATACCGCTTGAGCATCCGGGAGTTGCCCACCGAGTCCCAATTGAAGGTCAGATAGGCGTCGATGGCCAGGCCGTCAAACGAGGTGCCCACGTCCATCTGGTAAACGTAGCCGTCGGCGCCTCCAAAGAACTTGACAGTTTCCCCGGTGGAAAGCGTGGACTCATAGGTGCATGCCACACTAGTGGGAAAGTACACCGGCATGCTTCCCATCAGCTTGCCGTTGACAACAGTGATGTAGATTCCGTAGTTGTCGCTGAAGAAAAGCCGGTATTCGCTCTTGTCGCGCGCCAGCATGGAGGCCGCCACAGCGGTGCGGTGTTCCGCGATGAAAGGCCGGATTGGGTTGGTCAGTGACGCCTGCTGGAAATTGCCGAAGTTCAGCGTGGCAGCCAGACTGAAAACCCCCCGGTCGTCCATGTAGAACGTATTGGCAAGGTTCTGCTGGGTGTAGTCAAGTGATCCGGAGTTGGGGTTGTAAACCACAAGGTTCCAGTCGGCCGCGCTGCTGCCGTACACCATGAACGTGGTGTTTCGGCAGAAGATCGTCATGGCGCCGTTGGTCTGGCTGCCGGGCTGCACGACAAATCCGGTCACGGTATCCCCACAGGGAAGTTCGGCCGCACCGCCTATTGAGGTGTAGTTGTACGGGTTCGCAATGCCTGAGCAAAACGCCGAACTCTGGTAGCTGAACCACAAGTGGTTCTTGAAAGCAGCGATGTGCAGCGGCTTGTCCGTGGTCAGGCCCGTGACGATAGGCACCAGCGTGGTACCGTCAAACTCCCACATGCGGTTGACGCCATCGGCGCAGTACATGCGCGTGCCGCTGGCCTGTCCGAAGAAGTTGGCCTGGGTGAATTCGCACCGTCCGCCGTTGGTCAATGTGATGGCCGTTTGAGCCCCGCTCAGGGTCACGGTTGCGCCGCCGCTCAGGGTGGCCGCGCCGGCTGCAAAGTTGCCGCCGCTTGGGTTGGTGATGATGAATCGCCCGGCTGCTGTTCCGGTCCATGCGCCGGATTGAGTGACTACCCGTTTGACCGTGGCAGTCACCCCGCCTTGGGTCAGCGTGGCCCCATCTGCCGGCGTAGCTACCGCGCCGACGGTGAAACTCACTTCATTGAACAGCGTGACTTGTGACCAGCCCGAACCCGTGGCCCTCCACAAGTCCATGGCCGTGGCGCCTGCGTTGTCTCTCAGGCAGTAAACGACATCCGCGTACACAAACACACCGCGCAGTGCCCCGCTGCCGGTAGGCTTGGCAATGTCGGATCTGTAGGCATTGGCCGCCAAGTTCACCAACTGCGCATTGACTGCAGACGAAAGCGTTGTAGTCGGAGCGATTGAGGTGCCAATCGGCGTGCCGCCAACAGTCAGAGCGTCCCCAATCGCAAACGACCCCGATTGCTTGGTGATGGCGACATAGTTGGTGCCGACGGCAATGATCACGCCAGTGGCCGTGCCGTTGGTGATGGTGGAGCCGACAGAGGGAATGTTGGTGAAGGTGGCCACCCAAAGGGTCGCGTACACCGCATCGCTGGGCGATGGCTTGCCGCTGTAACGCTCATACCCGCCGATTCGCCCGTAGCCGCCCGTCTCTAGGCATTCAAAGTTCAAGGCGTCCCGAACCACACCCGGGGGCAGGGAAAGCGTCGGGGTGATCTGGTCCATCCCCCCCACCAATGCAATGCGCTCGTACTTGACGGGCGGCATCGGAATCATGCAAGGGCTCCGGCCATCATTGTCTGCGGCAGGCGGTCGGCGTCGATGCGGTTCATCAGCTTGGCAAACTCGCGCTCACCGTTGGCGTAAACCTCCTGGGCCGCCTCAAACGCGCCGTAGAACATCATGGCGCGATAGACAATCGCCATGTGGTACTGCGTGGGCAATGCCGGGATGTCGGCGTCGGCAGACATATCCAGCGGCGCCGTGAAATAGTCGCCCGTGATGGTGTAGCCGCTCACGGGGATAGGCCCCAGCGCCACCGACTTGTCCGGGGCAATCGTCATCTGCGTGGGCCGGCTGTAAGACTGCCGCAAGGCGCCGAACAGGTAGGTGTTGCGCCACACCTCGTAGGGCATCCAACTCAGGAACATTTCGCTGTTCGTACCTGATGCCGTCTCGTAGCACCTGAAGGTGTAGGGTGCCCACATGCCGAACGTGCCGGAAGCAATCCCGGCCTGCGTCGGCGTGTAGGTGGGCTGCGCTTGCGTCGTGGTCCAGGTGGCGGTGGTCCGCATCCAGTCCCAATCCTGATGCGCGGTCTGAATGTCGTTCCAGGCGGTGTTGGTCCAGTTGACCAATCGGCCAGATTCGCCCGTCTGGCCGACCGTCGTGGAGGGGCCTGTCCCGGGCACACCGCATTCGCGCGCCAGGCGCTGCACAAGCTGCAGGAAATTCATGTCAACGCTCGGCCATCAATCGGCGCAGCCACTCGCCGCCCTTGGGGTTGCGGTCTTCAACGATGCTGAACTGGTTGAGCATGCGCGCGTTGCGCACCAACTTGTTCTCTGGCATTTCGCCAAAGCCATTCATGCCGCCGATCACTTGGGTGCTGACCTTCACTGGCCGGGCACGCGACAAGGCTTCGACGTGTTTGCGCTTGGTGGTGACTTCAACACCAACAGGCAGCCAGCCCAACTTGATCCAGGTGTTGTCTTTGAGCACTTCGGCCCCTTCACCGTTGACCCACACGGGAACAACAAGGGCGGGGTTTTCTTCAGCGCCGGGGTTGATCAGGATGGTGATCGGGTCGTTGTCCATGGCCAGACGGTCGAGGTAATCCTTCTCGATGTGCTTGGCTTCCACTGCCACCATGTCGTCGCGCACATTGGGCTCGGCGGCAAGGCCAAGATCAATCGAAGGCGGCTGCGCAATGTCAGAGTCAGTCATCTCGACCTGATGCCTGCGGCGGCGAATGACGGGGTTGTGGACGGCTTCTGTCATGGGTTCTCCTGAAAGAAAAAGGCCCGGGGGTTAGCCGGGCCTTTGGGTTGTGGGCTTGCGCCCGGGATCACGAGGTCTGCGGGCGGGCCGGCATGGTGCAAAGGTCTTTTGCGGAATGCGACAGACCAGTGGCGTTCCAGTTGCTGGAGCCAAACGTCCACGTCCCAGAGGTCGTAGAACCTGCCTTGATCACTTGGTAAGCAAACGGGCAGATGGTGTCCGGGACAATCGGGAACTGCGGCGCAGTCAGGAAGTTGCCGGCCGTATCAAGCGACTCGGTGCTTCCCTTGTAAACGCTCACGGTGCCGGAGCTGTTCATGCCCCACACCACAACCGTGCCGTAGTTCGCCGTCAGGGTGATTGCAGAGCCGGTCGCGCCGTCCGTAGTCGGGGTGGTTCCGCCAGTCACCGCAGACTTGGGCGTTGCATGAACGCCTTTGATGCAGAAGTAAATGGTGGAGGTCGTGGCAAAGGTGGTATTTGCACCAAACGAACTGGTGCCGGTGAAACCACCGCCAGTCGTTGCCAGAGTCAAGGGTACTTGTTGGAGTTGGTCCATGATCAGGACTCCTTTTCAGTGAGAGTTACACGAGTACCGTCGGGTCAAACGGACCCACGGTGTTGACGTACAAAGCGCCGGGCGCCACGGTGGCGTCGTCCAGCGGCGTGGTGCCGCCGACAAAGTTGCCGGTGCCAGTCGGGTTGATGATCACGAAGCCAATGCAGGCTTTCTTCTCCGGGATCGGAGGCATGACCACGGCTGCCAGAGTGGCGCCTTCGGTTCCCATCGCAGAGGTCAGCGTTCCCGCCGAATCCACGTAGAAGCAGAAGACATTGAACTTGGCATTGGTGACGGTGCCCGAGAGCGCCGCCATGTCGGTGTTGGCCGTCTTGGTCAACAGGGTGCCGTTGGCAATGGCGTAAAACGCAGAACCCGCCTTCACGATGGCACTGCCACCAGCCTTGATGACAAGGCCGGCAGAGGTGAACGTGTTGGACGAGTAGCGATCACCAATGGCCTTGAAGACTGGCAGCAAAGCCAGCTTGTCAGAACCGTTGGTCAGTGCGTTGACCCATTGGGTGATGGTGTTCAGCATGTGTTTTCCTTGTGAGTTGGCCGGGGATCACTCCCCAGCCTGGTCATCACAGCGCCTTGCGGCCCACGTTTGCCGATGCCATCCAGCCTTGGTTTTCCAGCATCACGGCCTTGTACCACTTGGCACCCGCGTAGCCGCGCTGGCCTTGCGGGTCGCTCTTGTCCTTCTGGCCGGGCATGAGCATGGTCGGGTCGGTGGACGACTCGCCGCGCACTGCGATCTGGCTGAAGGCTTCTTTCGCCAAGACAACCATGCGGTACACGTCGATGTTGGTCCCGCTGGTTGAGTACAGGCCGGTCGCGGCAATCGCGGCCCCGGCGTCCTGCACAGACGGCAGATCCGGGGACAGCACGAAGCGGAAGCGTTCGCACGAACCGATTTCGTAGTCAGACAGCGGCTTGCGGCTGGCGTACTTCTCCACGGGGATGAAGTTCGGCAGGTCGCGGATGTCCGGTTCCATGTCGGTGTGGGCGTACACGCTGAAGCCCGCGCTCACGGCGCTTGTACCGAAGTCCGGGCCGGCCTTGAGCGAGGTGTTCACCATCGAGCCGTGGTTGGCCATCAGGTTCTGGGCGATCTTGCGCAGCAGGTTCAGGGTCAGAGCACCGTTCACCGTGGCGCGGCTGGTGCCGGTTCCGCCGTAGTACACGTTGGTGCAGGCGTTCAGGGCGCCGTACACAATCTGCTCGTTCACCAGAGTGACGCGCTCTCCAACGATGGAGGCCGATTCCTTGGCGATGTCGTCTTCACCCAGGTCATAAGTCTGGTCGGTGAAGCCGTACAGGCAGGAATACTGCTGGATCACCACCGTCGTGTCTTGCGGGGTGATCGCGTCGGGCGTACCCGTCACACCGTCGCTGGTCTGGTTGGCCGCGATCATGGTCAGCGTGCGGTCGCCCGTGCCGTCCTGGAAAAAGCGGTTGATGGTGTTGGCGTTGGTCGCGGTCGCGCCGTAAGGCAGAAAGCGGCGGGCAACATAGGTGTTGCTGTAGTTCTTCGGCATCTGGACCTGACGGCCCTCGCGCTGCAGAACTTCACCGGGCACCGCGCGCTTCAGGATATTGCCTTTGAACTTCCCGATTCGCCACGGTGTATTGAGGTAGCTATTGACAGACATGATCTGTTTCCTTCTGAGTCAATGCAAAAAGCCGCTCATGGCGGCTTGATTGCTGGGGGTTGGTTGGATCACCCGTCTGCGAAGGCGGCTTTGAACCCTGCGGATTCATCGTCGTCCAGCGGTTGGGCGTTGCCTGGCGCACTGCGAGGCGTTACTGCCGCTGCAAGGCGGCTTTTCCTTTGGTCGGCTGCTTCGGCCTTTTTCTTGGCTTCGTTGAAGTCAGTGATGGCCTTGGAGATCACGCGGTGGTCGTAGGTACTGTTCAACTCGGACTGCCGTTCCTTGGGCTGCTGGGACAGCCATTGGCGAAACGCGTTCGTCGAGTCTTCAGGTGCGCCCACAATGGCACGCCAATCTCCGTGTTTTTCCTGCAATAGTTCTTCTGACACCAATGCCTTGACGGTCTGAGGGACCGATTCCAGCGCCGGGGCCAGCTTCTCCTGCACCAAAGCATCGACGTTGGGAGCACTTCCGCCAAGTCGTCCAAGCACGCGGTTCAATCCCTTGGCCGTCATGGCGGCGATCTCGGGAAACTCTTTGTGGAGTTCCGCCAAGTCTTCGTCCGTCAGGCTCAGGGGTGCACCGGCTTGGCCGCTCTGCTGAAGTTGCGCGATCACGCGGTTGATTTCGCCCAGCTTGCCGAAAGCGGTGTCGATCTTCTTGCCCGTGTCTGCTTTGATCTCGTCGATCTGGGCGGCTCTGGCCAACAAGCTCTGGTACTCGTCTTCGGTGATCTGTGCGTACTTGACCGGCTTGGGCTCAGGCGTTTCCTCGGGCTGCGCTGCTGGCGTTGACGGTTCCCCGGGCGTCTCCGTGCGGGGAGGCTCTGCGTCTTCGCTGAAAGCTGCGGCAAACCCTTGGGTCTGTCCTTCGTCGGTCACTTCAACTTGCGTTTCCTCGTCCATGTTTTGCAGTCGTCCAAAAAGAAAGCCGCATTTCTGCGGCGTCGTCACATCACAGCGGCGCCTTGCGGCGTGGCTGCAGCTAATGCCGTGTGCCTTGCGGCAGGCGGCGGGGTTTTAGGGCTGTGTCGGGCTGGAGTCGTCCAGCGTCAACAGAAACTTGATCTCTGCAATACGTCCGCGCCGGTTGGCGGTCTGCTCCGGCGTGGCCTCTGCGTCGTTCTGAATCCGCAGGGTCTGCAGTCTGGCGTTCAGGTGTTCTTTCAGGCGCATCCACGTCGGTGAATGCTTGTCGGCCGGCGTCAGTTCAAACGGTGCTTCGTTCATTGCTCGTAGGCCTTCCCGGGTTCAGCGCGTCCAGGCGGCTCGGTCGGTGGCGTCAACACCTGGCTTGCGCGGTCGGCGTGCGCCAGTTCGCGCTGCAGGTTGGCCTTGATGGTCGTGTCTGCCAACTTGGCCTTGACTTCTTCCAGCGTGATTTCTTTCTTGGCGGCGTAGTCCAGCATGGCCAGTTCTCGGCGCAGTTGAAGTTCGGCCAGCGTGGCTTGGTTGTTCTGCTGGTCGCGGTTGGCCTGCACCTGGGCGTACAAGCGATCCCGGTCGGTGTCGATGGCCGCGCGCTGGGTTTCGCCCTGTTCTCTGGCCATCGCAATCTTCTCTGCGCTCTGTGCGCGGATCTGCGCGGCGGCGATCTGCGGCGGTGGCGGCGGCGGCGTCTGCTTGGCCTTCTTGATTTCTTCCTCGGTGAACTGCACGTCCTTCGGGTTCATGTGCTTGGACTTCAGCAGTTGGGCAAACCACTGCTGGGGGTTCACACCGAAGGCCGGGTTGAGCACCAGGCCGGTCAGTTGCGCCAAAGTCTGGTCTTGGATGGCCCGTTCCACCAAAGCAGCGGAACCATGGGCGTTGATGTCCCAATCGCCTTTCTCGTCGTTGGGTACGTCCGGATCCAACAGCAGGAATTCATACGACTGCCGCACCACTGGCTCGGTGATGAAGTCGTCCAGGTTGTAGCCAATCGCTCGAAGTAGCTGGTTGGCGTTGTTGTTCTGAAGCTGGGCGGCGCCAAAGGTTTCCGGCGTTGTGCTTCCGCTCTGGCCTTGCGTGATCAGCGGAATGCTGGTCGATTCCTCGGCCAGCTTGAACCCGTGCTCAATGATGGTCAGCATCTGCCCGGTCACGTTGGGGATCTGATGCACGCCAAACACGGTACGAACGTCGTTGGCCCCGCTACCGTCGTCGGTCAGGTAGTACAGCTTGTCAGGCGTGATGACGTTGGTTTTGTCGGCGGCGATCACCGCGCCCTGCTTCATCACAATGATCGAACCCGCCGACTTGCCGGCGTTGTTCAGCATGGCCCGCTCTGCGCCGGTCACGATGCGCTGCGCCACAGTTACCTGTTCGGCCACACCCGTACCGCACCAGCTACCTGGGCGGCGGCGCCATGGCATGGCGTGGTACGGGAACTCGCCCGACTTCTCCAGAGGGTTGATGATGGCCTTGACCACCGTGTCATTGATCATGGTCCCGGTCACATAGACCATGCGCTGATCCGATGGAATGTCTTTCTTGAACTTGTCGCCCTTGTTGGCGTAGTCCAGCAGGCACTGAAGTTCCTCCACCTTCATGTACCCGTAGAAGTGCCATGCCAGAAACGACTTCTTGCGGGTCTTTTCGTTGGGGTTGTCGCCGGTCGTGTCGTCTTTGTCCGGGCCTTCCTGGATCACTTTGTCGAGCTGCTGGCTGATGTAGGCCGGCTGGTCTTTCAAGTCCCGAACCTGGCGGGGAGACAGGTAATCCCGCTCAAAGCACCAGTCACCGTTGTGGATGTTTTCCCCACATGAGCGTGACGGGTAGAAGTTCCACGGGTCCACCCACTTGTACCCGTAGGCCAGTTCTTCCTTGATGGTCAGCGTAACCGTGTCGCCTTCTTTGGTGATCGCCTTGTTCTTGCGCATCACCGGGAACGGACCTTTGAGAACACCCACTCCAATCCGGGCGACGTCGAAAATCACCTTGCGCATTTCGGCGCGGTAGTTTGACTCCACCATCCAGTCGTAGATGCGCTTTTCCGCCTTCTTGGCTTGCTCGGTGGCCAGCTCCACGGCTTCCTTGGCCAAGTCCTTGACTTTGATTGGCACACCTGGAGGCTGGCCGGGCAGGGCTGCGGGCTGTTCGCCGGGCTCCGGGTCGCGCATGGCCGGTTCGCCGCTGTCCAACAGCACCTGGCGCTCGTCCTTCTGACCTTCGATCTGCTCGGGGATTGGCGTCGGGCCAAAGCTGAATGGCTTGTCGTCGGCGGGTAGCGTGATCTCGCACACCTTGGCCGTGCCGGCGTCCACATAGCGGGCGGTCAGCGGCGGGAATACCGTGCTGCGCCCCGTGTCTTCGTTGGCAGATGGCGCCGTCCACACCGGGCCGGCCATGGTCATCGGCTTGGCCCAATTCTGGCCTTTGAACTCGCTCTGGTTCTGCGCGTCGATGCCGATGTAGGCATTCTCGGCCGCCAGCCAAACCTTTTCGATGCCGGATTCCTTGCGGGCCGATACCGAGTCGTCGCGCTCTTTCTGCACGCCCTCGCTGATGGCGTCCAGCAGCTCCTGCGCGCGCTCAGGGGAGAGCCTGGCCGGCGCCTCTGGCTGCTTGGCAAATGGGTTTCTGAGTCGCATGCGTTATCTCCGTCCGCGCCGTCGCATCCAATCAAGTCCGCATCGGGTTGGGCCTGCGCATGATCAGCGAGACAGTCAGGCTTGTGGTGCCGTCGCCGGCCGTCACGTTGGGGCGCACGTAGCGCGGCGTCTCGACAATCTGGCGGATGCCAGCCCCGGTGAAACTGGCCGCCGATCCCTGCGCCTGGTTCAAGGTTGCCCAGGTCGATCCGTCGTTGCTGCCCTGGATCACCACCGTGCCGCCAGCGCCAAACGTGCCGGTCACTTGCACGCAGCGGTCGGCGTAGGGCGTCCACTCCACCGGAGATCCGTCGTTGTCGGTTGTGGTCAGGGATGCCCAGGTGAACATCTGCACCGAGCCGTCGCCGCTGATGTCGCCGTTGTTGGTGGGGGTAATCGTTGCCATGTCGTTTCCTTGTAATCAGCCCAGCACGCCCATGCCGGGGATGCCGCTGGTGTAGGGTTTGGAGAAATCCATCTGTTGTTTTGGTTTGTTCACCTTGGCGTGCCGCAACATCATCAAGGCGTAGCGCGTTGCGCTCAGAAGGTCGTCGTCGATTTTGACAACCTTGCCTTCTTCCCGGTGGTAAAGCCGGAACTCTTCAAACCAGTCATTCAAGTGCCGGGCCACTTTCAGCCGCCCGGTCTGCATGCGATCCAGCATTTCCATCAAGCCAGCCTCGACGCCATTGCCACCGGATCCTTCTTTTTCTCCCTTGGCTGGCGGGTGCGTTGCCTTTTGTGGCAGCATGTTGACGCCCAACTTGCGGTATTGGTCAGCCAGCGCGGATCCAGAACCTTTGTCGTGCTGCAGACCGTCGTGTGGCCAGGCCATCGGGATCCATTTGCCTTTGGCTGTGATGGTGGCCGCATGAACAATCGGCGTTGTTTCTCTGGCGCGGTGGGCGTCGTACACATGCACCGTGTCGGTGTCCAGGTCGTGGGCAATCCACACAATCCCTGTTGGGTGATCCCACCCGAAATCCAACCCGCCAATTCGGCGCCAATGCGGCGGAATCATCGGCGGGTTTTCCTTGATTGAATCCTCGTCAATCGGGAAAATCCGGCCGGATCCAAGCGTTGGGATGCCTTTGGACCGTGCGTCCCGCTCATGCGCCGGGTATCCCTGCACGATGGCCTTGCGCTGCTCGGGCGTGTAGTGCTCGGCATCGTCAATGGTCATCGTCGTGACCTTCGTTCCGGGAACCTTCTCGATCAGGAATCGCTTGACCACATCGGACATGCCCATCAAGGGCGTGAACGTCAGCCACACAATGCCGGCCGTCGCGTTGGTTCGGGTCCGTCCTTCGGTGTAGATGTCTAGCGGTGGTTCTTCGTCAAACCACACAAAGTTGAGGGTTTCGCCCTGCCACCGCTCCCGGCCCTGGTCGTATGTCTTCAGGGTGATTCGGCTCAACCCACCGGACACATGCCGCACGGTGATGGACTCAACAAGGTCCGGGGTGCCGCCTGATGCCCGCTTGATGTCAACAATGTCCGCCTTGGGAATGGATCCGGTCCCCCAAGAACCAATAGGGCCAAGCAGCAACCGCTGAACCGTATCCCGGGTTCCCTGCCCGGTCACAGATGCGGCCCAAGCCGTGGTTTCCTTCTCAAAGATGGCGCCATCCCACCAATCCGGGTATTTGCCCGTCAGGTGCATGGCCGCCTCAAAGGCGCCAGCAACGGTCTTGCCAAGCTGGTTGCCGGCCATCAGCAGGCGTTCGCGGATCCCTTCATCGGCGCCGGCAGTGTGGAATTCGACCTGCTTCTTGTAGGGCTTGTAATCCGCCAGCTTGTTGGCGCTCAGCTCTGCCGAAACCTCGGCCAGAAGCGCAGCCTTTTCGTCGTCCGTCAACTTGTCCAGCCAGGACAGGTCGTCAGGACTTCCCACTCAGCTTCTCCTGAATCATCTTCAGCGTCTTGCGATCAACGCCTTCCAACGGGCTGCGCTGCATGTTGTCGGCCTTGAACAAGCCCAGATGCTTCATGGCCTGCTCTCTGGCCGTGTTCTTGTCCAGCCACTTCACTTTCTTGGTGAAGCCAATGACCTTGCCCCGATCCTCCCCGGATCCTTTTTCTTCCATCACCTCGAAGCCGCTCAAAGCCTGGGCGGTGTCATCGTCCAGTTCCGTGATTGGCTTGAGGTCGCCGTTTTCGTCGTACAGCTTGCGTGGATCGAAATAAACCGCTTGCGCAAGGCTTTTGATGACGTTTTCTGCCGTCAACTCGTACTTTTGCGCAAGTTCCTTGCGTCTTTCGTCCAGCCTGTGGATAACTTTCGGATGTTTCAATAGCGCACATCCTTGTTGGTGCGCGCTTTTTTCACTGAACCCGGCCGCCTTTGCCGCGTTGGTCGCATTGCCGCCGTTGGCCAAATAAGCCTCAATGAACAGCGTGCGGCGACTCTCTGCGGCGGCTTGCGAACTTGATGCCTTCACCTTCTTCGCAGCCGGCTTCTTGGTCGCCACGGTCAGTTCACTCCCACCAGTCGCAGCTTCGGGGCTTCCAGCTTGATCGGCTGTTCCTCGTCCATGGGCTGGCCCAAAGTGTTCATGTGCTCCATCAGCAGGATCGCGCAGCGGTGTGCTGGGCTGTTGGGCTTGGCGTCGCCGTGGAAGCTGGTGGACAGCTTCACGCCTGCGATGCCGTCGTCCTCGATGATCAGGGTTGCCTTCATTCTTCGGCCATCGCGGCTTGAAAGCCGGCTTTCTCGTCGGTTTCGTCGGGCATCTGGCCGTTGGTCTTGTAGGCGTCGATGGCGAACCGGATGGCTTCCTGGATGTCCTTGACTTGGCGCATGGCGGGCTTTTCCATCCCGGCTTCCTGGGCGCCTTGTTCCTCGGCGGCCTCGTAGCTCCCGGATTCCACGCCCACGGCAATACGGCCGTCTGCGCTCACGGCGATGCAGATTTCGTATCCGCCTTCGGCCTCGGGAGCCATTTGCTGGCTCATGTCCATTTCGTCCATGTCAGTTCCTTGTGTTGGTCAATACGGCCTTGATGTAGTCCTGAAGGCCTACAACCTTGTTTTCCAGTCGGTCAGCTTGGATCGCCAGGTCTGCAAGAGCAGTCGCACAACTTCCGAGTAGCTGGAGCTCAAGTCCTCCGGCTCCATCAGTTCGAGCGGGGGTGGCGGGATCTGCGGTGGGTTGACTGGCTCCGAGGGCGGCGAGGTCGTTGCGCAGGCCGTCAAGCTCAGACTGAGCGCCAGCAGCAGCGGCTTGAGAGCGTTTCTTTTCGGCTGCATAGCGTTCCTCGGCTTTCTGGCGGGCGGTCAGCAGTTCCTGTTCCTTGGCTCTGGCGGCTTTCTCTGCCTCCAGGGCCTTGGCTGTGCGCTCTGCAATGTCGCGGTCCCACTCAGCGCGGACATTGGCTTTTCCGGCCTTGTAGGCCATGCCGTGGCTGGCGGCCAAAGCGATTGCCATGGCGACTCCAGCCCACAGGCGCCAGTTGAGCAGTGCCCACATCAGGCCAGCGCCTCACGGGCTGCGTTGGTCAATTTTTCCCGGTGCGCCAGCCCGATCAGGCCGCCGTTGACTCGCCGGGTGGTCTTTTCG